TGTTCTTATATGCCATGTTTATCTATCCGATTAGGGGTTATATAACTCTCCTTTCTTTTAACCAGAAGCTCCAATCTTTTTCTGGATACTTCAGTGCTATCCAAGCCATCTGAGTCTCTGTAGGATTCATATTATCAAGATAGCTTGTTCTTTCTTTAACTGTTTCAATAGAAGGCATAAGTCTAGCAAAATCATCACCTTCTTGAATCCATCTACCAAAACTACGTTTAAGTGAATGAAACTTGTCTTCTTTGTATGCTAACATCCAATCCTTATCTCTAGATGCTTGTACTTCTCTTGCTTTATCAGAAGTTCTAATCTCTGTAAGTCTATCTTCCAATACAGCTAAGTTATGTTCTTCGTTTTCTAACTCAGCTTGTATTTTCTTATATTCAAACCTCTTAGTAGAAATCTTAGTTCTAAGTTCTTCTGTTTGTAGTGTTAACGACATTACATCATTCTTTTCATCCATAAGTCTTATGATCGACATTTCAATCATTTCAGACATAGACCTGCCTCTACACCAGCTCTTAAATCTCTCCCATAATTGTGGAGATACTGAGATTCCTCTAACAATTCTAACCTCGTTATTATTCTTTCTTTTTCTACCCATTTTATGACCTCTGGAAGCTTGGGATACTATAACCCATTAAATAGTTATTTCTTATATATGTTATATAAAATCTTATATATATTATATAAGAAAAAATGTGTTATTCTTCCTCCTCCTCTCCTAGTATTTCTTTCTTCATTTTAGCTATATAAGCATCCCATTTAGCTAATAGTTTATCTGAATCCACGATTGATCCTCTCTCTTAGCCAGTTAACACCAGTCCAGAATCCTGCAACAAAAGATACAAAGCAAAAGAATAATGCCAGTACATTACCCATCTTTCTTTTCCTCTAATATATCTCTCATCATAGTTTTCATCATTACAACCATCATACCAAGACCTGTATCAAAAGCCTCTAGTTCTTTGTCTTCATATTCCATGACATTCTTAGCTCTAAAGTTTCCTGCATGAACTATTAGTTCGTTTAGTAAAACTACCCAAGCATCTTTTACATTACTCATTTCTGCAATCAGCACAGAAACATCCATGCTCCTCCACATCTACTGGTGTAATAACAAATCCGCAGCTCTTACATCTCCAAGTCATTCGTAACACTCTCCGCATCTTAAACAACACATCTCAAAAAGATAAGCTCCACAGGCAGGACAGGCTTCTTCATCGTATTCAGTAATACTCATTGTTTACCTCTGCTTAGTGCAGCAGCTTCTTTAGCGTCTGCCACAGCTTCCAAGATCTTGAGTTTTACGCTTTTACGCAATTGTCTAAAACTAAACTCTTGTATCTTATCATCTACTTTTTCTCTAGCATCTAAAGTAACGGTTTCACTAACATCAACACGAATAGATTCATACTGTTGAGAACCAGCAACTGTGATTCCCATCTTTACAGTGTAACCTTCAGTTTCCATCTACTACCTCCTGAGATTTCTTTTTCCAAGTTTTATCTACAATTGTATGACAACCTGAGCATTGTATAATACAACAATCATAACTATCAGCAGAAATTACTTCAGCTACTAAATCAGAACCGCACTTCATACAATTCATTTGTCAACCCTCTTTGAGCTAGATAATCTAAATATTTCAGTTTCAGCATATACTTGCAAATCCTTGTGTGCATGATTCTTAAGAATTTCAACGCACATCAACAGATACTTCTTTCTGTCTACTAGTATTGTATCCATCAGTCCACCTTGTATGTTAATGATGTAATTACATCTTCCACTGCCAAATAACAATTACTGCATAGATGTCCTATCTTATGATACTTCTTAGCTTTCTGGGCTACTTTAATCAAAACAGCCACGTTGCCTATTGACTTTCTTTCAATGTCACGCTCGTAACATCGATCACATAATTCGATTCTAGGCATTTGATCTCCTAGAATAGAGTTCTGCCATCCTTGCAGGTATTACACGACTTACGTTACATACATTACAGCATTTGAATGCTGGATGTTCTAAAGGCTCAGGGTTGTTTCCCCAGCCAGTATATTCCTCTTTGCAGAGAACACAGGTTTTAATTTTTTCTTGATTCATATTTTGTTTCCTACCCTTTCTGGGCAACCTAGTATTAGGGTTGGGTTATATATACTTTGCCCCTCTAATCCAAATAACATAAAGCTTATATATCCCTACCCTATCTTAGAATTACCACACAAAAGATGTGGCAAAGGAAACAAACAAAAATGACAACAAAAAAACTAAGCATGAAAGAAATAATGGAAGCATTAATAGAAGAAGAAAGAGAATCTAAAGTATCTCCTTTTACTTACACTTGTAGCCATTGTAAAGAATGTTCACCAACATTTACAAAAGAAACAGATGCAGAACAATGGTTCTCAATACATGAGTGTGCATAAATGGCTATAGAAATAACAGAGTGTGTAGACACTCATCATCCTGACCACTTAGTATTTTACGATACTGAACATGACATTAACAAATGGTGCTTTATTGACACTGGCAATGGATATATGATGTTCTTTGATACTAAAGAAGAAGCAATGACACATGAGAAATACTACTACAAAGAAAGAGAGGAGGAGTAAAAAATATGATCAAAAATATGATCTGCTATTTTTGTCAAGAAGAAGCTGAAACAATAAAGTTTGAAAATAGAGTAGATAACAATCTATATGTGAAAGGAGATTGTTGCGAACATTGTTACTTTAGATATGTAGAAGGAGATGAGCTTTAATGGCTAAAGAAAGAACTTGTGAACTTTGTGGTAAATATCACATGAAACATTGGGCTAGTTGCTATAGTTGGAGAAACGAATATAGACACGATGAAGAATACATAAAAGAATTAAAAAAAAGTGGTGTTTGGTGGAAACGAAATGGCGACTTGGGACCACACAGGTACTTTAAATGATATACTGTGATGATTGTGGCAAATCTACTAGAGGTAAAACTCCTCAGTGGGCAATAGAACAAGATTTAGTATATATCTGCGACACTTGTTGTAAAAGTCGGGAGGATATAGATTATGATTGAATACCGAACGCTTTTACTTGATCCACCTTGGAGTGAAGTTGGTGGAGGTAAAATTAAAAGAGGAGCTGACAGGCATTACTCATTAATAAAGAAAAAAGATATGTTGCCAACTATTCTTAAAGGAATTAATGAAAAGGGAAGGATTGCTGATGATGCTCATTGTTATTTGTGGGTTACAAATAATTTTCTTAAAGATGGGATTGAATTGTTAGAAGGTTTAGGATTTAGATACATTACAAATATTGTTTGGGTTAAAGATAGATTTGGTTTAGGCCAATACTTTAGAGGTCAACACGAATTGATGTTGTTTGGAGTTAAAGGAAAGTTTCACAGAAATAAAATACCTGACAGTGGATGTACTACAGTAATACAAGCTAAAAGAAGGGAACACAGTCAAAAGCCTGATGAACAATATTTCCTTATTGAATCTATTAGTGCTGGGCCGTATCTTGAGCTTTTTGCAAGATCACGCAGAAGTGGTTGGGATACTTGGGGAAATGAAACTAAAAAGTATGAACCTCAGACTAAACTATTCTAAAGTTGCAGTTGCCTAACAAAATCTTTTAGATTTAACTCTGGTTCACCTAACGTTAACTTAGTTACCAAAGAATCGCCTATTTCGGTCTCATAAGCTACTACAGGTAGGATAACATCTTTTTCTAACATAGGAACGTCTAAACGCACTAAATCGCCCAACCCTATCCACTCTGCGTTATGCATAGTTATAGCATAGCTGACTGTAGGAGTAGAGAATGCTTGCAGTATTTCATAAGCTGTATTTTCTAGGATCCCACGATTTACAGTGTCTAGTGTCACCAAAGTGGAGCTAGGCCCGTATTGATTTATGCTACTTTCATCATTTAAGGTTACAAATATATTAGCATCAGTTTTACTTTGAGCTGTGACCGAATTAAATAATCTAGTCGTGTCTATCTGAGCCACAATACCTTGACCTGTAATATTTGCATCGTCTTCAGATATTTTTACAACAGATTCAGCAGCCTTACTTTTATGATCCGCTAAATACAAATCAAACTTGTTTCCTGAGCGTATTGCATATCTATACCTTACAAAATCATTGTTATCATGAAAGTCATCATTATA